AGCTGAAGCTGCTCAAGGACATCATCGCCGACTACGCCGATGCGAGCTACAGCTACGAGCCCGAGACCGGACGCCCTGCGGCACGTAAGGAGGACTTTAGCTATGTCGAGATCATCCCGGTGTCCGATCCCAACGCCACCACGCTGGCGCAGCGCGTCGTACAGTACCAAGCAGTCATCCAGCTTGCCCAAAGCGCCCCACAGATATACAACCTGCCCCAGCTCCACCGAGGCATGCTTGAAGTTCTTGGAATTAAGAACGCAGACAAGCTAGTCGCTCTCCCCGAGGATCAGAAGCCCGTAGACCCGGTGACTGAGAACATGAACGTTCTCAAGGGTAAACCTCTGAAAGCGTTCGTGCACCAAGACCACGAGTCACACATCCGAGTGCACACCGCTGCAATGCAGGATCCCATCATCATGCAGCTTGTAGGACAAAACCCACAGGCCCAGGCCATGATGGGGGCCATGCAGGCACATATTGCCGAGCACGTTGGCTATGCCTACCGTCAGAAGATCGAGCAGCAACTCGGCATGTCTCTGCCACCCGAGGACGAACCCCTGCCGCCAGAAGTGGAGACGGCCCTCAGCACCATGATGGCCCAGGCCGCACAGCAGGTTCTGCAAAACAGTCAAGCAATGGCCGCCCAGCAGCAAGCGCAGCAGCAAGCGCAAGATCCCGTCATTCAGATGCAGCAGCAAGAATTGCAGCTTCGTGCCAAGGAGTTGGAGCTTAAAGAGAAGAAATTGACTCTCGATGCCGCAGCGCAGGCCGACAGGATCGACATTGAGCGTGAAAGAATGGAGAACACCTCCGAGCTGGCACTGCTCAAAGCATCTAAAGATAACGAGCACAAGCAAAAACTCTTGGCTGCACAACAACAGCGCGAAGGTGTCCGGATGGGTATTGACATCGCTAAGAGCAAAGAACAGGCTGAAATTGCGCGACAATCCGCAGCAAGACAAAACAAACCGAGTAAAGAATGATTAAAGACTTCGCACGTGTATTGCGCGAAAAAATACGCAACGATATGAATAACTACGCCGATGACCTCGCAGGTGGGGGTTGTCGGTCGTTTGAGGAGTACCAAAAGCTCTGCGGCGTGATTCACGGCCTAGCGACCGCAGAGGCACACCTACTGGCCCTGCTAGAGAAAGTCGAGCAATCAGATGAGTGAAATCATTCTGCCTCCAGGCATCAGCCTGCCCCCCACCATTCAGCCTATTGATAAACCTGAGAATGCTCCACAGGAACAAAAGGCTACACAGGTGCCCCAGCCTACTGGCTACAAGCTTTTGTGCGTCGTGCCGGACGTTTCTGATAAGTTTGAGAACTCCTCAATTATCAAGGCCGACTCGTTCATGCGAAGCGAAGAACACGCTACCACAGTGCTGTTCGTGCTGAAGGTAGGCCCCGATGCATACAAGGACTCGACTAAATTCCCCTCTGGCGCGTGGTGTAAAGAAGGCGACTTCGTGCTGGTTCGCACTTACTCCGGCACACGGTTCAAGATTTACGGTAAAGAGTTCCGCCTCTTGAATGACGATCAGATCGACGCCGTTGTTGAAGATCCCCGTGGCATTAGCCGCGTTGCCGTGTAAGGAGACATCATGGACGACTACAAATTTCCAGACGAAAAAGAACCGCAGGCCGCAGCCGACAATGACGAGTTTGAAGTAGAGATCGTTAGCGACGTTCCAGAACAGGACCGAGGGCGTAAACCTCTTGACCGACAAGTCGATGATCCGTCTGACGACGAGCTTAGTAACTACTCTGACGGCGTTAAAAAGCGCATCAAAGAATTAACCCATGCGCGTCACGATGAGCGTCGGGCTAAAGAAGCTACCCTACGTGAAAAGCAAGAGCTTGAGCGTGTGGCCCAGGCGCTTATCGACGAGAATCGCAAACTCAAGCAGCAATATAACGAAGGTGCCAAGCAGTATGCAGAGACGGCTACCTCTGCTGCCGAGATGGTTCTGGACAATGCTCGCAAGAAACTCAAAGCCGCACACGAAGCATTTGACACTGATGCAATCGTGGCAGCACAAGAAGAACTCGCAGAAGCCAAAATGCGAGTGCAGCAGGCGCAATATGTAAGGCATGCTGCTTTACAACCACGAGAAGAAGTGGTACAACCCCCTCAACAAGTATCTCAGGCACCTCAAGTCGATGAAAAGACGCTGCGCTGGCAGGCAAAAAACCAGTGGTTTGGGGCAAATGGATACGAGGACATGACCAGCTTTTCACTAGGGCTGCACCAGAAGCTAGTGAACTCGGGGGTAGACCCTCGCTCAGATGAGTATTTCGAGCAGATTGACGCTCGCATGCGTTCGGTTTTTCCGGACTTCTTTGGGTCGGCACAGAGTCGGCCAAGCGATAACTCCAAGCGACCTGCAACAGTGGTGGCTCCTGGGGCGCGTTCCACAGGTGTTCGTAAGGTTCAATTGACGGAGACGCAAGTTGCGTTAGCCCGGAAATTCGGACTTACCCCCCAACAGTATGCTGCTGAAATTGCAAAACTCGCTAAAACGGAGAATTGAAAATGGCTGAACCCCGTACCCCTCGTGAACTGAACTCACGCGAAAAAACTGCTCGTGCTGTCTACGTACCGCCGAGTACCCTCCCTGATCCCACGCCGGAACCTGGATATGTGTATCGCTGGATTGCGACGCACGTTTTAGGCCAAGCCGACCCCACCAACGTATCTAAGAAGTTGCGTGAAGGCTGGGAGCCGGTTAAAGCGACGGATCATCCTGAGCTGATGTTGCTCGGGAATAAAAATGGAAACGTGGAAATCGGCGGCTTGATGCTTTGCAAAATGAGTAAAGAACTCGCGCAGTCACGCGATGAGTACTATGCCAAGCAAGCCAAGGCGCAGATGGAATCGGTTGATAACAGCTTTATGCGAAATAATGACCCACGTATGCCGCTGTTCTCTGAGAAGAAATCCTCGACGAGTCGCGGTGTTGGGTTTGGTTCTGGCACTTAACTAGGAGTCTTAAATGGCCTCTGTTGCTTCTCCCTACGGGCTCAAGCCCGTGAACCTAATCGGTGGGCAGACTTACGCGGGTTCTACCCGTGAGATCAAGCTGTCTACCAATAACTCCGCCGCTATTTTTAACGGCGACGTTATCCAGTTGACTTCCGCAGGCAACCCCCAATCAATCAGTGCGACTCCTACGGCTGGCACCACTGCCGGTATCGTCGGCGTGTGCATGGGCGTTCGCTATGTGAACCCTGCCACCAAGCAGTCTAACTGGGCGCAGTTCCTGCCCGCCAATGCGATCACCAACGGCTACACCGATGTTTACATCATCGTTGCCGATGATCCTGACGCTGTGTTCCAGATTCAAGGCACTGCCGCTTTCGGTACCCTGACCAATGGCGCTGCTGGCGCTGTCGGCAAGAACGCTGCTTTGGGCTTCGGCACTGCTGGTAGCACTTCTACCGGCAACTCGGGTGTCAACCTTGTTGTTGGCGTTAACGGCGCTTCGCTGGCCCTTACCGCTACGCTGGCAATGCGTGTCATCGGCGTTGTTGCTGGCACTGAGTTGGACGCTTTCCCAGAAATCCTGGTGAAGTTCAACCAAGGCACTCATTCTTACTACCTCGCCACCGGCGTCTAAGGAGTGAATAATGGCTATTTCTCGCGCACAATTACTTAAAGAACTCCTTCCCGGTCTGAACGCTCTGTTTGGTCTGGAGTATTCTCGCTACGGCGAAGAGCACAAGGAAATCTACGACACCGAGAAATCGGAACGTAGCTTCGAAGAAGAAACCAAGCTGGCTGGTTTCGGCGCTGCTCCTGTCAAGAACGAAGGCGCTGCCATCGCTTACGACACGGCTCAGGAAGCCTTCACCGCCCGCTACACCCACGAAACCATCGCTTTGGGTTTCTCGATCACTGAAGAAGCGATTGAAGACAACCTGTATGACAGCCTCTCGGCCCGTTATACCAAGGCTCTGGCTCGCGGTATGGCGTACACCAAGCAAGTCAAAGCAGCCTCTGTTCTGAACAATGCGTTCAGCGGCGGCTTCCTTGGCGGTGACGGTGTTTCCTTGTGCGGCGTTAGCTCTGGCGGTTCCCGCGTTGGTCACCCTCTGGTCAACGGTGCCGTTAACTACAACAGCCCTGGTACTGGCGTGGATCTCAACGAGACCTCTCTGGAAGCCGCAGTGATTCAAATCGCTGCCTGGACTGACGAGCGTGGTCTGCTGATCGCTGCCAAGCCCCGCAAGATGATTATCCCTCCTGCACTGATGTTCGTTGCCAAGCGTCTGCTTGACACTGAACTGCGTGTCTCGACCACTGACAACGACATCAACGCGCTGAAACAGATGGGTGCGATTCCCGAGGGTTACGCTGTTAACCACTTCTTGACCGACGCTAACGCTTGGTTCCTGATGACGGACGTTCCTAACGGCCTGAAGCATTTCGAACGCGCCCCCATGACCACCTCTATGGACGGCGATTTTGATACTGGTAACGTGCGCTACAAGGCGCGCGCGAGGTACTCGTTTGGCTGGAGTGATCCTCTCGGCATCTGGGGCTCGGCAGGTTCGACCTGATAAACCCTTTAAAATCAAGCACTTAGCGAGATTTTAGGCCCACTAAGGTGGGCCTTTTTATTTTTGTTGACGGAACACCATGCTTGTTACAGAGCCCACGAGCGTTACCTGTGCCTAAGTCTTTTTCGAAAAGCGTTACGAATTTTTTGGGTGCAACCCAATTTTTGTTGACGAATTGCGCGGCGCGTGTACAGTGGGGGCGTGTGTCTTTTTCAACAGTAAAGGTCCAGATATGCCCTATAAACACAGTATTTGCGGCATTTATAGGATAGTGAACTTAGTGACAAACGTGTGCTATGTTGGGCAGTCCGTGAATGTCCACAAGCGTTTGGCCGAGCACTTTCGACTTCTTAGGCATAAAAAACACCCGAACACACACTTGCAAAGGGCATACGATAAGTACGGGGCGCACGCATTTAGCGGGGAGCTTGAGGTGGAGTGCAGTAGCCATGAAGAGATGGACTTGCTAGAAGGCATGTTCATTCGCGGAGAAGCCGTTTTTTCTTCACCCACTGCGTACAACATCGCGGATTTTGCCAAAGCCCCTATGCGTGGAAAACAGCACAACGAAGCGGTGCGAGAGCGTATTCGGCTAGGTCGAAGGGCTTCAACCTTTGACTACGGGAGTGCGGAATATAAGAAAACGCTTAGCGAAGCGCAGTTGGCACGCTATCGACGAGACCCAAAAGCTTTTGCGCGTCTTAAGTTTATTGTGGACAATACGGAAATGTCTTATGCGGAGCGAGGGCGACGCACAGGAATTGCAACATCCTCGGCTCGTAAACTCGCTATTAAATACGCGCATTTGAAAGGAACCTTTTAATGTTTACCACTTTCTCCGGGCCGATCCGTTCTGGCACCGTTCGTGAAGGCGCAGGTCGCAATACCGGCTTGGTGCTTCTTAGCCAATCCTATGACTCTGGCGATTTGACTGGTGATGTTGTGGGCAACGTGGACGTGGCTGCGTTCATCGTCCCAAAAGGCACGCAGATCATCAACATCTTTGTTGACCAAGTTGTTGCGGCCACTGCCGGTACAACGACGATCTCTGCCGGTACAACTTCTGGTGGCGCACAGCTCATGGCCGCTGTTGCTACGACCGCTGGTGGTCGTTTCACTGGTGTGGCTACTGCTGCTACCCAGTTGGCTTGGCAAACCTCCACCACGGCTGACACGACGATTTATGTGCGTACTACGGTTGGTACGGCGACACTGACTGCTGGCCGTTTCATTATTACGGTCGTGTATGCACAACGCGCTGATGACGGCGCTCAAAACCCTGCGTCTGCTTAATCTAGGAGGCACTCATGGCCGGATTTGCGCCTCTATATGATCTGACAACAGGCCGCGCATCTGCGTGGAAGGCAGAGGGCGATGCGGCCTACGTTGTCTCTCAAAATCTTACCAGTAAGTTCCGCGAAGCGTTTGAATCCTACGACCCCGTTAACGGTGGGAAGTGGGTTGAGAGCAAAGCAAGCGGCGATCTGGTCTACATTGACGGTAATGCTGCGGCAGCGAGCTATCTTGTCATCTCTAAAGATCCGCTGACTGCTGGAACTGAGACTGCAATCACGTCAATCGGCGACGTTACGCTCCCGATTGAAGCCTCGATTGGCCTCAGCATGTCTCAGCGTACTCTCGGCCAAGAGTTCGCGTTTGAGATGGTTGATACGGGCGCACCGTTGCCAGACGTGTCAGACATTGCAATCAGCGCAATCAGCCAAGCCACTACGGTGCTGACTATTGACACTGTTACGCCCCACGGGTTGAGCGTTGGCAAGAGTATCGGCGTTCGTGACTGTTCGAACCTGCTAGCAAACTATCCTGCATTGGTTGTCGCTACGGTACCGAGCCCAACGCAGTTCACTGCTACTGCTGGTCCTGGCGGCACGATTCCTTCGCAGACGATCACCAATCCCGCCGGAGCCAAG